CTTGAGGACGGCAACGAGCAAATCGCCACGATGCAAAGTAGCCACTACGAAAGCGAGGACACGGAGGAACACGGCTTTTTCTGGCCGATTGAAACCGTAAGAAAGTATGAAGACACAGCCGAAGACGCTCAATTTAAGGACTACATTATGCTTTTAACAGACTAATCCTAACCATCTTCACCATGACCCCCACACTAGACCAACTCAAAGCAGCTTCAGACTTCACATCTGAAATGCTCGACCTCATCGACCATGTGCCTGATTACACCCAATCAGACCTGCAAGGCGCACTGGATTGTGTGTACATGAAATATTTTCAGATCTAAATTCTTACTCACTTACCAATACAAAATGAAACTCACTAAAAAATCAGCACTAATAGCCCTAATAGCCATGATCACAATCACACTGGCACTCTACATCGCTTCCCTTATTCCAAACCCATTAGAGGCCAAAGCGTTGCAGGAATTAAACTTACAAATTGAGTGGCAAGAACAAGACAACAAGCGCACCGAACTCACCGAGCAATACGAAGTAGATCTAAAAGTTATCGAAGACCGTATGCTTGAGATCGAAAGCGAAGGGGCAACTCTTGAAGTAGAAATCCATGGAGAGATAGCAGGTTTTATTCAGGGGACGCGATAACCCCCAATTCACCGGGAATCCCGGAGAATTTAAACACCACCGCCATTCCCGGTGAACTCGACGCCTCTCGCCTCGCCTACGCAATCGCACAACATGAAACGCACTACGGTAAGGATGGAGTAGGCGCAACACTCAACAACGTGTGCGGAATACGGTATAGTGGTGAGTGGGCCGTGTACACGAGCAAAGAGGCGGGGCTTACGGACTGCACCCGAGTCGTTAAAAAGAAGCTTCCCACTACAATCCCCGCCCTGTCAAAAATCTGGACTACCACCCAGCAAACCGAATGGGCCGCGAACGTCACTTACTTCTACAATCTAAACCAGTAAAACATGGACACCCTCACGATGGACTTCTGGCCTAAACGTATCCACCAACAAGCAAAACCCCAAAACTCTGCATTAGACGCACGCAAAGTACCCCAGGCGCTATATCCCGCACCCGAACGCATTTCGTCGATCCTAGCCATGCTACGTGCTCTCCATGGGCAAGCAGACAATGCACTCAGCCATGCAGAAACACCGCAAGAGGCAGACTTACTTTGTAGCACTATGGAAAAAGTAGAGCAGCTTTATGAGCAGTACAGTAGGGGCTATTATATAAAGCCGCTCAAGAAAAAGCTTTAAGCCTCTTCGAACAAGGTTGTTTCAGGAGTGAACTTGAGCCCGATCTCCCCGGCTTGGCCACTTCTATTCTTCGCTATTCTCAGTGTAGCCTGTCTGAACCCTTCTTCGTCTGGGTTCAAGCTACGGTGAAGGATGAGCACCACATCACTATCTTGTTCCTTCGCCCCCGAACCTCTGAGCTGATGGAGCTCAGGCATATCCCCCTTACTCTCACGGTTGAATTGAGATAAACAAAACACCAAACAGTTCTTCTGCCCCGCGTAAGCTTTCATCGCACTCGTCATTTGGGCTATTGCATAAGCCTCGTTGTCTGCCTTCCCCGTTGGCCTAATTAGATCAATATGGTCTACAATCAATATGTCCGGCATCTTAGCAGAAGCACATTGTAAGATTTCGTCAATAGTCGAACCCGGTAAATATCCTATCTGTATTTTACCGGACATGCCCGAGAGTTCACGCTCAGCTATAATCAGCGTGGCGTCTTCAACAGTTCCATATTTAAATTTAGTGGAAGTCATATTGGTGACTCGCGCATAAAGCCTATGGGTAAGCTCCTCGGTAGACATTTCAAGCGAAGCATAGTAAACACTAAATCCAAATTGCGCCCATTCATAAGCTAAATTGAGGGCAAGAGCCGACTTCCCTATACCTGGCCTTGCCGCAAGAATACAGAATTGACCACGCTCTAAACCCACCTTCGAATCAAAGAGTTTCCGGCCTGAATATATCCCGTCTTTCTTCTCTGCCCTGCTTTTTAAATATTCTCTGTAGTCTTTCTTTGCATACTCTAAAACATCCACTTCCCTTCTATGTTTTAAATTTATTTGATCTGCTGATAGCTTGCGAAGCGCCCCCATAATCTCGTCTGAAGACATAACCCCACACTCTTCAGCTAAGGCTTGGATTTTTCTTTGTTTATTGAGGAGTCGCATTCGCTCTAAATTGTAGGGACAACCGCAGCCCGTGGCATTCAAGAGATCATCAAAAGGTTCTTTACAGCGCCTCGCGGCTTCCGCTATCCATTCCTTTACATCTCTCGACTGGTACTCCTCAGCCTTGAGAGCTAAAAGCATTTCGAAAAGTTTCCGGTAGCGGGGGTTCAGAAACTCGTGCACTTCCACTCGAGCACGTGCCGCAAAAGACCAATCCCCAAACAGACAGGCCAGGACAGCAAGCTCATGCTCGTATGTTTCAAGTAAGCTTGCCATTACTCGGGGTCGTTAAGACTAAAACGGGGGTAGTGGATAGGAGCTCGGGCCGGCGGAACAAAATTGCCCTTGTTCCTTTTCTCCCAGGTAACAATGGCCGCCTTCCATGAGCGCATCGGTGCGGAACCCACCTTCCAGCCCTTACTCTCGTAAAAGTTCCAGAAGGCCTCAGGGTCAACACCGGTCTTCCGTTCTAGGCAGTAACTCTTCACCTCTTCCAGCTGGGGGACGGCGAAGCGCAAGCTTCGTTCCCCTGTCTTTTTGTCTTTCTCATTGTTACTACTAATTGTTGTATGCAAATTTTGCACCACCCCATCGGAACTTTTTGCACCGACCATCGGAACTTTTTGCACCGTCGGTGCAAATTTTGCAGTTTGAGGTTCAAACGGCACTCCACTCACAAACTTAGACTCCTTCCCATTGAAAGCGATATAGTAGTCATTTGAGTTTGATATGAGCTCATTCCAAGTGTCCTTACTCCGGAGGTGTCCGAGCTCGTTCTTCTCCACTAGATCTTTTTCGATTAAAGTTTCAATCACATTGAAGATAGACCTCTCAGATAGATCCAAGTCTTTTGCTAGAGTACTACGAGAGGCCACGCACCACCCGCCATACCGTACATTTTGAGATAGTCTGTACACCGTATCTAAAACACAATACTCATTTAAAGATAGAGCGAGCGCCTTTCGTATGGGATGAATGATCGTTGTGTACATTAGATTTTATTCACAAAATTCCCTCCAGCATTGATCACGTTTGCTTGCGGCAAAAAGGGATGCTGAAGGGAATACCGGAAATAAAGAAAGCGTGATCATAACTTGCCGCAAGTAAGTACTTCCCATCTTACCCCTCCTTTTTCCACACTTCAAGCCTATTTTTGTACCTTGCTTTTACAGTAAAATACACCTATACTCTCTTCGTGAGTGGGGTTTAGGAAATGCTACACCATTGAGTCTTCGGACTCTTGGTGTGCTTGTTTCTCTTTATGACGCTTTCTGGTTTCAGCTTCGCGGTAACTCCGTGCGCCAAATTCCTTTTCAAGCACCCTCTCGGTATCAAGAATCTTGAAGCGCCTCCCCCTAAATAGTATCTCTCCCTTGGTTTTCGGCATAACTGCGGACTAGAAGATTAAAAAGCGATAACGGCATGGTGATTAAAGGCTCTTTCCCCTTTCCTCCAGTACCCGTGGCTAAGAGATTGAACTTAGTCCTTCTTAAGTTTGACTTCTTCCGGATCGCTTGGCAATGGTCATATATTTTATGGATCTCAAAGTCAGCCTGTTTGTAACAGCTTATTTGCAGGTGGAAGAGAGCTGGGTGGATGAATCTAAAACTTCTCTGTTGCAGATCAAGTCTTGAAATATAGCCCTCACAGGGCTCGCCACCAAGAGTTTTATGGAGAGCAAGTTCAACGGGCCAAGCCGGGTCTGTCTGAAGGATCTCGTCATCCTTTCCGGGCACGTATACTTTCAGAGCCATTATTCTTATTGATTATTGAAGTAAAGATTAGAAGCACATCACGTTCAGTGAGGTGGAGCATATCCATGAGCAGCATCATGGTGTAGGAGGTGGGGTATCTGCGGAGATGGCCACGCTCCAGGTTGGCAAGCTGGCTCAGGGATAAGTCGTAGCCGCGAGCACGGACAGCCTTTATGAAATCCTTTTGAGTAGGATACCCCGCTTGATTCCGAATTAATGAGAGTTTGAGATTCATGTACCGGGTTTAATAAACACGTATCCATTGTGGAGTTTAAGCTTCACCTCTTCCATGTCTTCCGGCCAAGGGAGTTCCGCCCTTCTTACCTCCATTTCTATCAGTTCGTCATTCCACTTCGCCACTCCTTCGATGAGCTCAATGATCGCATTATTGCTTATCATGAAGTTATAAATAGCCCGGTGCACATACTCGTCATAAGGAGAATCGCCAAAGAAATGCCCTTGTCTTTTCTTTCTTGTATCCACCTTCACTTTCCGGACCGTTGAAAGAGTTTCATTTTCTTCCACAAGAGAATCTTCTGTTTCTACTGCACTGTAAGTGGTTGTCATAGTTTTGAGTGTAAATAGTCCTTCCAGTCATCCCCGTCAAACATCTGAAAGGGATTGGCCGGGTAGGCACGTTGATAAGAAAGAAGGGTGCATACATCCCTGTACCAAAGGAGAACTTTATGAAGCCAAGAAGGGTCATACACAATCACAATCTCTTGCAACTGGGGACTGCCGTCCCTGTTCTTGCTCTTCTTCCATTCGCTTATACGGAAGTGAGTGGGGTAGAACCCCTTGTGCTTGAAGTACAGATGGTAATACACGAATGCCTGGACATAGTGGAACTCCGTATCTTTAGCGGCAAAAGTGTTCACGTACTTGTGATCCACAATCCCGGTTCCATTATCAAGTTGATCCATTTGGCCTTTGAGGGGAAGAGAGCCTTCTATTGGGGACTCGCACGTAACGCTTAACTCGGTTTCGGACCCGGCCTTCCAATTCTTTGGCATCGCAAAGTAAAGTTCAAGATTGGTGACAAGCCTATCAAACTCCTTTTCCTCACTTTCTAAGTCCCTTTTCCCTTCTTCCAGCTTGAGTACCTGCTCATGGAAGAGGGTCACTGCATGTTGGATGGGCTCATCCATGCCCTTGTAGTGGGCCTCCAGCCCCTTGTGCCACGCCTTTCCACATATCAGAGTGAGGTTGTTCTCAAACTTATCAGTACGTGCAATGTACGAGTCAAAGAACTTCTTCGGAGATTTGAAGTATGTGTAAAGAGCACTGTACGAAAGGTGCTTCACGGGAGGAACGGGCTTGAGAACAGGAGTAGGTGAATCCACTGCTGTCCAGGCTTCACCATCCCAGAACTGGAGGCCTCCATCTACTGCTTTTGCTGTTCCTTTTTTGATAGGTTCACTCATGGTTGTTTATGGGTTTTATAAGATTCACTCTCACTGCAGTCAGCACAAACATTCTCTTCAACGCACCACCTTTGCTCACACCAAAAACATCTATTAACTGTCTTTGAATAAATATCTCCAACCACCTCATAATCAAGGCCATTGACGAAATATCTGTTAGTAGTTCCATACTTTCCGTCTTCATGTCGTACAACAGGAGAGATAAATCCGCCTTCAGTTTTTACAAAATCATTAGTGTAAATCTCTCTTCCGTGTTTATCCAGCCGCCCTGCAAAAGTATCAAGAGAAAGACGTAAGAAGTTCTTAGTTTCAGCAGAGTCAGGGAAGTAGAAAGTATCCATACCGCCTCGCTGTTCAACGGCTGGCAAGGCGGCAAGAAAGGAAACCACAATTTCTCCAGTGTCCAAATCTCTGAACCGCCTTCGACATTTTATACTGGTTTTCATGGATTCTTCCCTGTTAAATCATTATAAGTTTTAAAGGCTTGAGTTTTCACCTTCCGGATCTTCGAAAGTTTCTTTTGGAAGTCCTTAGGGGTGAAGATCCCCTGTTCTGCTTTGGTAGTGCCAAGGGAGCGATTGAATTTCTTCACGGGTTATTGGTTTTTAGGAATTTCTCCACCTCTTCTGGTGGAACATTGAGTGTGATCATTGGGTTCAAATACTTTGGCAGCTCAGTATCTAGGAAGGCAAGAATGGCCGCTTGCATACAATTGTCATCTTGCTCGATATCATATTTTTGCACGCCCTCATATTTTTCCTTCTGAAGAGCTATAGCGGCTAATTTAATCGTCCTGCTTGGCTTCTCTTTGGGCTGAGGTTTTTTGTAGATAGTCCCTGTGCCGATTCTAGAGGGGTGCTGCCAGTCGTTGATCGCAGCTTCTTCGTATTTCCTTTTTTTGCCGCACGCTAAACACCAGGAGGTATATTCAGAATGCTCAAAATTTCCGCACGTCGAAGGTTCTTCTTTCTTTGGCTGAGGGTTTCCATTTGAACATTTAAGACAGTACCACTCGCCCCTGTATGGTTTGCTTGTAATAAAGCTTATGGGTTTTTCACAAGCTGCGCAGGTTGCTGAAATATATTTCACACCTGGTGGCGCTTCTCCCTTCTTCGCCCTTTCATCACGATCACGCTTCTCATCCTGGACCGGACTACCACTGCAACGATTATATTTTTGGCCAGCCGGATCTTCTCCTCCCCATACAAGTTCAATCCCACACATGGGGCAGAATTTGCAATCATTCCAAATTTTATAGTTGTGACATTCCGGACACTTGTACCAAAAACGAGGGCGGTCACTATAATAGCCATTTCCTTCGACGACTGCCTTTAGCCTTTTCTCAGCATACTCCGCAAGTGTTTTGTACTTAGGTTTCATCACTGAGGTTTGTTAATGAAGGTTTCAAAATCTTCGTCCACCACCTCACTCTCAACCACAGTGCTCTCTTCCGCAGCCTTTCCTTTCTTCTGCCCTTCTAGATAGGAAGCAAAGCCGTGATTAAACTCACTCCACACCTTCACATTCTCATCAAACGGAAGAACCTTCCCGGTAGCGAATAAGATCTCATTGTAATCCGTCTGCCCTTTCTTCTTTGCAATAGTCCCGGTTACTTTAAGCAAAAGAATCGTGCCTTCTTTAGATGCCTTGTCGATTAAGGTGCTCACTTTGAACCACGTGTCCGTAGAGGCGCCGGAGATCAACCACCTATAGACTTGCTTCTGAAGCTTCCCATCCATTACAGGCATGACATAAAGCACCTGCTTCCAGGATAAGTTGTATTGTTTCTTTACGTCCTGATTGTAGCTACCCTCGTAAACAATATTATCCTCACTATCTTTAAGTTCAATGGGCCACCCAAAGTCCACTTCTTCAGCACTATGATCGTAAGCCTTCAACTCCTCATTCCACTTCCCATTGATTTGTACGCGTTTCTTCAGCACAAAGAACTCAGTCTTCTTTAGATCGATCTCTTCCTTGAAGTTCTCAAAAGAACCGTCGGGCAGGTTCTTGTGGCCCTCCATGAATAGTTTGCCGAAGCCGGGGTTGGTCTTTCTATCAGCGGTGACGACACTATTATCAAGCGTGACCCTAAATTCACGGGGCCATATCTTCTCAGGCCCACTATAACCTGCCATGAACTCAGCCTTAGCGTCTACCAGTGCAGTGGAAGTCTTTGCTTCCTTTGGTACAATATCAGTCATAAAGAATGATTAAAGATTAGTGCTGTAAAAATACAATTAAGTCTAATCAATGTCAATTAAGTCTAATGAAAACTGTTTGACGACAAGAAATTCTGGTGTAGTATTAACTTACTTTTAACCAACCTCTTATGTCAGCACCGTCAAAGCCAATCCCTCAAGAAGAAGTAGATAGCGCAGCGCCCGCCACTCCACTTATAATTATTGAAGATCCTAAGAAGTTTTCTTTAGCCGAGCTCGATGAATTAATTGGAATAATTTTACTTGAATATTTTGAAGCTCCTGATGGGAAAAGGGTACATAGGACTAGGGCCTTTGATCTGGACGGGTTGAAGCTCTACGCGTGTATCACCCCCTTTATCGCACTTCTTAAGGATTACACTACGGGAAGGCAAGAGCAAAAGAACAAACTCTTGTTCGAGAAGTTTTCTAAAGAACTTAATGAAGTCCGGGCACTTCAAGCTCAAGCAGAAGCAGCTACAAATGAAGAGCAGAAAGCCTTCCTTACAAAGATGCTTAACGAGAAAGACCAAGCTCTTGACGCTGCCGCCGAGGCTATCCTTCAGGCAGATATGACCCTTACTAAAGCTTGGAGAGATTGTGTTCACGCGTTCGTACTTCCTGAGGAACTTAAAGCTGTCTTCCTTTCAATGGTAAAAGACTTCAAATGGCTCCAGCGTGAAACGCAGGTGCTCTTCGCCCTCAACAAAATCCTCTAATGGCACGTCTTGCTCTCGATGATTATAAGATTAAGGTAACCAAGAAGGATTGTGAGAAAGGGTTCCATGGAGTATTCGAGGTGACTGCCGATAGTGCTTCCATTTTGGTAGAGCAGTGCATCGTGTGTGGCAAGAAGGCTTATTACCAAAAGATCTACGTGCCGGGTATCACGGGGCAAATGAATCAGAAGCTTGATGAAGACCTCTATAGAAAGAACCACAAGATAGACTTCCTGCAACCCTGGCTCCCGGACGGCACGGCTAATCCAGATTTCTTTACCTACTATGGTGATCCTCGGGACATACAAGCGCGGCTCCAGGCTACCCTTCAAGAAGATTCCAAGTCAGAGTTCAAGGACTTATCATAAGGAAGTTTCTAAGGAACTTACTGAGAAGAAAAACACTCTTCAAAAAAGTACCACCCGGATTAAAAGCTTTCTTGACATTGAGGCAGACCCCTCTTCATACTTCAATAAACTAAACGAGCAAAAAAAGAATTTCATCAGGAACTTCGTTCTAAAGGGCTTTACCTTCAAAGATGCTATCATGGATGCTTACAGTTTAAATGACGCAGCAGAGGTGCCTTCCGTGGCAGTGGCTTTACGTCACGACCGGGCTCTTGGCAGCGCTATGGAGGAAGCTCTTGATACGGTGGGTATTACAGACGCCTACCTTGGGAGGAAATTAAAGGAAGGACTGGAGGCCACCCGGGTTGGCTTCGATGCCAAGGGTGGGGAGTTTATTGAATCCACTCTTCCTGATTTTAATATACAGCACAAGTACCTTGTCACTCTTCTTGAACTTCGAGGATTGAATAAGAAAAGTAAAGAAGCGCCATTAAAGAAAGAAGACGATGAGGAACAAGACAGATCCCACAATAGTGAGGGTGAAATTATTGTACTCAATACTTTAAAGGATAAATTTAAAAAGAAATCTTCAGATAAGAAATAGTTATTTCATAGTAACTTCCATTGACTGTCAATGCTCTTTGCTTGTATTTTCAATTGAAGTTATTTATAGTCTATTTACTTACTTAAATTCACATGACTGCAAAAAACTGCAAGACCTTAACCGTTGACCTCCCCGAAACATTGATAAGCCGTATGGATAAATGTGTGGCCACAGATAGCCTCACTCTTGGGATCAAACTCTCTCGCGCTAAATGGGTACAAAAGGTACTCGCCGACAAAGTAATCCAATATAATTTATGAACTCATTCAAATTTAAAAAAGGAGATAGGGTTGAAGATGACAAGGGATTTGAATATTGGGTGATCAATTGTGAACGAAATGAAAAGGGGGGAAGAACTTTGTAAAGTGGAAAAGAGTAGACGTATGTATTATTTTTATTCTCATCAATTAAAATTATCCCATGAAGGAAAAATCTAGAAAACAATTTAATAAACCTTCTATCAAAGAAGCCTTGGAAGCGAAGAAGGAGCTTGCAGAGAAGGTACACATGCTTGCCTTGAGAGAGGAAGGAAGACTTCTTTTGGCACGTATAAACTTTGAACAAGAGATTTTAATGATCGCTAGGAAAAACTTTAAAAGAGAAAAGATTTTTGTGGTTCTTTGTGGGATAGCCGCAGGGTTATGGATAGCACTCTGGATACAGATACTTGTTTACAATGCTCTTTAAAATCACTGGTACGGTGAGCACTTCCTACCATTCAAATAGCCGTGATTGTACGCGGCAGCCAGAAGAACTACTGAGGTCATTCTAATCAAGGTGCAGCACTAACCATGTCTGTAGATGTGAGTACCCAACCTCACCCTCAGTAGTCTCTAAACGGGTTGGCTGAATGACGAGGAAGAAGCGCAAGTTTCGACCCAACGATTCAGCCCAGCCGCTTGGGTCGTAAAGCGTTCATGACTTCCAATCTTACTTGAATTTAGCACTCTAGTTTAGGTGGAAGTCTCCGGGCGCGGGTGGTGGGGTTTCTGCGAGGGGGCCCCACTATCTACGTCCGGAAAGAACCGTTCACATCCAAAGTAAAATTACGAAATGAATTACCTGGTACTTCTGTCCTCTGAACCCATCATCTTTAGACTCTGCGCTTTGTCACCTTATCCCATAATCTCTAGCTCAACATGACGGTAACAGAAGACCTTGAGAATAAACCCATCCTCGTAAAAGTAGTCGTTGACCTCAAAGAAGGAGAGTGGATTGAAGACGCTATAAACAGACAGGCAAACGACCTTGTACCTGGTTCCAGTATTAAATTCATATAATCTATATCTAAACCATGAGCAATAAACAAACTCCGAAGGCTCTAGTCTTCAAAAGGACGTACTACGAGGAAACACTGATAGAAAAGACCGCCCTGTTTGGACTCATACGATGGGAAGAGCGAATTAAGATCGACAAGCTAGGCACTGAAATTGTGGTTTGCACAAACGAACATGTTACCGTATTACCTTTACCCAAGGATTAAACCCAATTATTATGTCAAACCCGAACGAAACCTACAGAATCAGCATCAAGTCCAAGAAAGGGGCAAAGGCTAAACTTAATTGGAAAGTAGATCTACCTGTAAAGCTTGCAGCACCACTACTAACGTGGCTCGGAGCCGTTGCAGATTCGCTTAAACCAATTAAATAATTCTACTATGATATCTGCACTCGTAATTCTGATCTCTCGGTACGTTGTTTATGGATTGAAGGGCGGTGATAACATTCTTAGCTTACTGCTTCTCTCTTATATTCTTAGTATAGTTACCGATATTGCAATCATAGCTGCTCTTTTAACCCCTCTCACAAATTGAAAACACTAAAGGAAATTGCGGAAGAAGTATCGCCTAAAGAAATCTATGAAAAGGTTAAACAATGGCGCATCGACTCAACGCAAAACTTCAACGATAACTTTGCCGGTAAATCATCATTCAATCAGTATATTTTGATTGGTCGTGTGGATTCACTGGAACAAGATGTGAAGTATCTCCTGTCTTGTGTAGAACTCCTCGCAGCAGCCCTCACAAAGGACTCAGCTTCAATAACCAATAAACCATGAATAAACCCCCACACATTCTCATAGAACAAATGCCGTTTGGAGACTATCGTGTAGGCGTTTGGGACGAAAACCTAAATTCCCTGCTTAATAAGGAGTATTTCTGTCGAGGCTATCCCTCTGCATTTGCAACAGCAATGGAGATTAAAGCCGATTTGTTTCCCGATCTTCCGATGTACGGAGGCGACCCCTTACCCCTAGAACCATGAATAATCTACAGGCAGAGTTTGAAGAAAAGTTCCCACCAGATTATTACTTCAAAGGTGTATCTAGTGAGATCTTCGACTGGTTCTCTCAAAAGCTAGACGCTGCCGTGAAGGAGGCTTACGACAAAGGGTACGATGACGGCCTGGATCAGTGTGGCGAAGGCCCTTCAACTTAACCCCCCCCAAAATGACTAAAGACCAATCACAGCTAGAAGAGTCATGTCATTGCGGGTGCGACTGCCCCCAGGAATGTAGAATCGAAGGACACGGTTAAGCCATCCAAGCACTCAAAGAACTTTTACCAAAATAATTTATGATGATGCACTGCGATGAATGCGAAAAGCCCCTAGGGACTTCTTTGGAAGAAGTAAGGAAAAGGGCGCACGTCGGCCCGTTATTTGGCCACAGACTGCCTGACACTGTGTGCAACGATTGTTCCGCACGGCGTCCAAACCTGACTCTCAATAACCCTAATTCTTTATGAAGCTTGAAATCGAACAACTCATTGACCGCCTAGCGGATAACCTCTTCACAAAAGGATTGAAGTTCCGTTGGCAAAACGCAGATGGCAGCGGCGAATGGTACGAAGATGAAATCATTCGAGTAGATCAATATGGCTTGATCGATAGTGACAAAGAAAATAACTGGACGGATGACGAGATGACTGAAAGGATAAAACAGGGGAAACTTATTCTCCTCGGCCATCCAATCCTCATTGGGGATGTGCTGGCATACATGTGGAAGAACTGGAAAGGAACCTACAACGATCAGGTTTTGCCGCTGGTTGATGCATGGGGGAAGGTTGGACTGGAAAAATCCCTCCAAGAGATATTCGCGGAGTGTGAGTGGGTTCAGGTGTTTCGCAGCTCAAAGAATTGTGGGATTGAAAGAGAGGGAGACGGAGAATGCGACTGTGGCCAATGGTTCCCCCAGCAAAAAGCCCACCGTGAACTGTTTGAATTTCTTTTACAACTCGGATTATGAAACCCACCGAAAACATCACCCTTCCCCACGTTGCCATCACAGCCATTTTAGCTACTGCTTTAGGCATAGCTCTGGTAAAATGTGACGTAGTGAGAGAGGTTGAAAAGGCTTTAAAATCTAACCAAACTGAGCGATGAAAAATCTTCTTTTCCCCTTCAAGTTATTACTTTTCCCTCTCATAGCGGCGGGGGCGACCTTCTGGATTCTCTACCCTCCTGAAGACGGCAAGGGTACTATTTGGGAGCACGGTTACGACTTCAACGAGAGGTGGTTGGCAGCAATGATTTTACTGCTGGGATATATTTTCTACCCCGGACTTGATCGTTACCCTTCGGATAAAAAGACGTTTCGAGACATTTTGGAATCTTTACAATCTTTATGACCCCAAATAAACCCCTCTCTCGTGAAGTAGTAGATGCAAACTGCCCAGCCGCAAAAGTGTGTGGATTTGCCGAGAGCTGTACTTTGGCCCTAATTTACGAAAACTGCGCCCTGTTTCGTGACCGTGCTTCGGTTCAAACGAAGGAAGTCCAGCCTTTACTGGACGCTATTGCTAACCACATACCATGAAAATCAAAGATCAACTCACCGCGTTAAAACCTCGCGCCAGACAGGAGATACTGAAAGAGATGATGGTGGAGGAAGCAGTAGCAAGCGCGGCCTTAGCTACGACGTTGGTACACGAATGCCCCAACGGTGGGAAAGACCTAATTGCTGCTTGCCATTGCGCTAAACTCTCGGATGAGTTGACAGCGAGAATCAATAAGGAGTTCGAGAAAGAATCTGAAGTAAAATGCCCACGCTGCAAAGGCAACGGAAGAATTGAAATGCTTGAGCACTGCCCAGAATGTTTTGGGAATGGCTACGCTAAACCTCATCCAGAGCATATTTGTCGGTTCAACGACGGAAAGTCCAATTGTGAATGCTTTGCAGAAGGGTATACCAAGGGTTGCTACACCGTGGCAACTCTGCCCACACTGAAGCTCACCAAAAAAGGTGAAAAGAGTATCCTAAAAGCGTTAAAAGAAGCCGAGAGAGGGGCGTGTAAAGAAGAAGTTATCAAAAAACCATAAACCATCATAACCTTCTTATATATGAAACTTTTACCGGGAATTGCACTGATAGCCTCTTGTACCGGGATTCCCGGTGAATGCGAGCCCCAACTTGAAAGGGCCGAGCTTGCTTGCGACTCTGCTTCGGTTGTAGGCGAAAATGACAATCGAGAATTGTACAAAGCCGTGGATGACTTAAAAGCCTGTGTGGGCGAAGACGTAAGGGTGGTGTGCAGCGATGATTCGTGGCAAAATATCCTTACGGTCACTAGGAAATAATACTAAAATATGAACGATGAGGTAAATCATCCACCCCACTACACAGATCACCCTTCCGGTATTGAATGTATTCAGATTACAAAATTTCATAGCTTTTGTGTTGGGAATGCCATAAAGTACATATGGAGACATGAACAAAAAGGTAAGCCGATCGAAGATTTAAAGAAAGCAATATGGTATCTTCAGGAACAAATCAAACTATATGAGCAAACTAAAAAATCTTAATACCATCCATAAACAGACAGGTTTAACGTGCATAGGCTTCGCACTGATTAATGCCATCGAACACAAGAAAGGAAAGATCCTTCCTCCTCAAGCTGTGTATGATTTTTACACTGCTTGCAAAATTGACACACCGGAAGAAAGGAAATCTTTCCGTATTCTTCAAATGGCCAAAGTAAAAGGAATCGGTGGCTACAAAATCAAGAATCCTAAAATGATTTATAATCCAAAATTAAAGATCAAAGACAAAGATGCTTTTTTGCTCGAACTGGTGGAGAAAATTAAGGACGAGAGGTATGGGATTATGATTGGCATAACTTTTAGAGAGGGGAGGGAGAAGATCCCTTTGGATAAACAGTTCAACTTTAAACCCAACCTCAAGAAACCATTCCGAGAAGACGGACACGAGCTTTATGTTCTGGATGTAATGGCAGAGGACGGCCCTTGCGAATCTGAGCTGGTCTTTAAGATTGAGAACTCCTGGGGCTCAACTTGGGGGGAAGATGGGTGTTTTTACATGACGGAGAAAGAATTCTGGAGCGAAGTCATCGAGGTTTACAGTTTTCAATTTTAAGACTATGCTTCAGTAGTTTTATACTTTAACCCAACCTTACAATGGGTGACGAAGAATAGACTCAAAAAATAGAAACAGCAAAAGGAGTCCCCTTCCCAGGAGGCTCTTTTTGTTTCATACTGTTCTTATGAAGAAACCACAAAAGGAGAGAGATATTCAAAATACCATTCAAGCATATCTTATGACGCTTGGTTGGTACGTACTCCGTATCAATTCAGGAGGCATGCCAACCCAATCCGGACATTTCATTAAATTCGCTCCTGCGGGAACGCCTGATCTAATCTGTTGCTCCCCTTCCGGTAAGTTCGTAGGGATAGAAGTGAAAGTGCCGGGAAACAAACCAACGGAACCCCAAAAAGAAACATTGCAAAAAATAACACAAATGAATGGAGTGGGGCTCTGGGCTTCTTCTTTAGAGGAAGTACTCGCCGACCTCAAATTAGTGGGTTTACTTTCTTAACTCCCCTGCATGAAGGATGAGAAACTCCTTATGGAAAGACTGGAGAGGGTGGAAATTTTCTTAAAACGAACCGAGAAGGACTTGTCGGAAACAATGAAAAGTATTATAAGAATAGAAGAATCCACCAAGTCAAATCATGAGGCACTTCAAAAGGCAACAAAAAGACCTTATCAAGAGATACTTTTTCATCTTGGTCTTGGTGGCTTTATTATGTTCGTTACCCTCTACTTCATCTCTTTTTTAAATGATTGAAATTGCAGACTTCTTTCAGAAATATTGGACTATAGTGATCTTCCTTGGTGGTTTAGTAGCCTCTTGGGTGTATCTGAAATACGAACAGAGCCAAGCTATAAAAGACATTACTGCTTTAAAAGAAGCCGGGGAGAGTGACCGGGTGAATATTGCAGACGTGAAAGATAGGATAGGAAATATTGAAACAGCTGTTGATTTCATTAAAAATGATATGAATTACATCAAGAACATGTTTGTAAAAATCCTTGAGAAGAAGTAAGCTTTATCTACCAATAATCATTTCAATATGATGGAGCCCAAAAACAATGCTGCTATCACAATTCTCACAAGCACCCTTCTTGATGATAGCCCAACCTCAGCAACCTCTGACTCTGCAAACTGTTCTGCGTACACTAAGTTCGGACTTTTCATAGACGTGACTTCAACGGGAGTCGGAGCTCATACGCTTGATCTCCAAGTTCAGTTTTCTAACGATGGAGGTACTACGTGGTTTGATTATGTGGATGGCCCTTTCTCAAATCTTTCCTACGAAGACGTTGCTACGGCAGCCGGAATAAAGGAAATTCTCACAGGGGAATGTCCCGGAAGATTGTTTAGAGTTACGGCAACGGGAAACTCCACTTCTTCTTCTTTGAAGTTCACAGTATTACTCCACGTAATCTTCTACAAATGAAGTTCCAGGGTAAGATAATAAAAACAATTGCAGAAGTGGATGCCGCGATAAGAGGCATTGTTGTTGTTGGACGCTATCTTTGGGTAGCCGGGCAGAGTTCTTCCACTGTTTATTTGCTGGACCGCAAAACAGGAAATACGATTAAAAGCTTTGCAACGCCGGGAGCAAACACAGGCGGACTGTTCGTGGAAAAGAATAAAATCTATCTTGTGGATTTTGGCACAGATTTACTCTATTTGATGAATGAAAACGGTCAAGTAATCAAAAGCTTTTCCATAACAGGGATCTCAGGACTAACAACCTCTATGGTCAAAACAGGCGCAAACATGTTTATCGTTGCGGGTGGGGCTGTTGAGCCTAACGACCTTCAATCCGCACGCATGAAAAACAATGTATTTATCAAAAGAACAACTGGACTAAATATACGTAGAGGACTTGGTTTTGATGGTTATAATTTATGGATTGCCTCTGTTGTGGACTCATCAATAAAAATCTTCAACCATACCTTCAATCAGATTCGTTCGGTTACTCACGCCGGAGCAGGGACGCCGCAAGGTATTGGAAAGGTTGGGAAGTACTCTTACATCAGTGACTTCACGGATAATGTACTCGCCTTAACCTACTAAACATGCCTTTCTCCGCAAATGAAAACACCACTTCCGCAATCGAGATAGCAATGCTCGATAAACATCTTTTAGCTGTTGCGGCTTCCACCCACCACACTGAGGCTGGAGACAACACCGTGGAGGGCTTTAAGGAGCTTTATAAAGACAGCGGCCTTGAAAGTCACCAGAACGATCAACTCATTCAAGAACGAATTGAAGTTTTGCAAAAAGAAGGTTTCTTAGCCTAACCCCCTTTACCATGCGTCAACGCTCCTATCTTTCGTACCCACTGGTAAATGACTTCCAGGCCAACCCAACTTTGATAATAAATGGGAAGCCAACAAAACCATATGATCCGGCAAAAGGGCACACAGGTATTGACGTAGGCTGTTTATATGGTACACCGTTGCACTTACCTATCATTCTCAAATGCGTTGGTGCTTGGTTTGGTAAAGAAATGGGAAATTGCGTTGCAATGGAAGATCCCCAGAAAAACGTCCTCGTTAGTTCTCATCTAAGCGAAGTATTCGCGAAAGAGGGTGTAACTTACCCCGTTGATTTTATCTTCGCTAAAACAGGCAATACAGGCTCAGTTTCGACAAATCCTCATTGGCATTTTGAAATCATAGCAAAAACAGCGCAAAAGGGGTTTGAAATAATGACTCGTACTCTTATAGCCTTCACCGGATACAATATTGATCCGGTTCCCTACTTAGACGAGCTCTTTAAAAATCCGATACTCACAGACCTAGATTGGTGTAAAAAACATTTGCCGGAAATTTCTGAGGAATACTGGAAGAGGAAGTTCAACACCGAACCGGAGTTTCTTACTTTGCTTCGTATGCTCTCTCATCGCATTGTGCATGAGTGGAGAAAAGAAGATGATAAAAACATCTAATCCAAATACTATGAAATCTAAATCTCAGCAAAATAGGGAGGCCGGGCACAGGAGAGAACAGTTGAGAAAATTCAGAGATTGGCTTTTCCATGAGTTTAGGTCCTGGACTGCAACTATTCTGACAGTGTTTCTTTTATATTTTTCAGGGGACGGCGCCGACTTCCTCTTTGCCCTTTACGCCGGGAATTACGATGTGGCTACCTTTGACATGTTCTTGGGGCTTCTGACTCGTACGGCTATTAAAACGGCCCTTACGCTTGTATTCCCGAAATTGTTCCCTAAAATGCTTCCGGTTAAAGAAACTTAAACCTACTGAGCCGCCTGATAACGATCAATAGCCTGAAGTAACTGCTCCTCCTTTTCCTCTTGAGGCAATTTATCAAAAAGGTAAATATTCTTCCTGAGCGCCTGGAAAATACCATCAACCATTTTAGGGTCTACCTTTCCAGTAAGCCCGAGCTGCTCAGTTATAAGCGCCGGGCCGAACTTCTCTCGCACTCTTTCATGAGCTTCACGAAAAGCACTTTCCCAAACCTTTCTCTTCTCGATTGGATCTTTGATATTAGGATAATAATTCGCAGGTGGATCGGACATGAAGGTATTTAGATTTACCTTCCCATCAAGGATATCAGTCCATATCTTTTTCTTTAGCTGACCAACTTGCGTTTGAAATTCATCATAGACCTCCTGATTCATTTCCCACCCCAGGTAAGTCCCCTCCGGAATACCAGGATAATATTCAAGATCCATAAGCTCCTGTTCAAGCGGCGTTGGGTCTTCTTCAGAAGTGGTGAGAGGGAGCGTTGAGCTTTTATCAATCGGTTCACCCCATCGATCCCTGCGGACCACGAGATCATTCGAAAGGCCGGGGACTTGATTCTTGAAATAATCCCACGTAGTTTCCGGAAGACGCAAGAAAGGATCATTTAAGTTTCTAAGAAATCTTGTGGTACCGGAAAATGGTTGGAGTGAAGCCGCGGTACTCTTTACATAGCTTTCCAACTCCACAGTTGGGTTGTCCAAAGCAGAGATAAGATTCACAAGGCCCGTAAGCGGGCTCATGTCCATCGTGCCTTGTGCGAGAGCCACCCCGAGAAACATCAGCTTATCTTGGATGTCCGCATCAGAGTTTTCTTCCATCTGTTCGTAAACAGTGGCGGGTACACCAAGCATAAAACTAAGAGGAAATATACGTTTATAAGACACCCACTTTCCATTTATAAGAATGGTATAGGGCCGCCATCCACTGTCATAAAGAGCATCACGCTTATTCTTGTCACTTGGGCCGGCTCCTCGGATCTTACCATCTGCGGCACTTAGAAGGGCGTAAGCTGAGATCCCCGTCCCAACCGCCATGCGAGATAAAGCCATTGACCGCTGCTCCCCACCCGCCTTGAGAGCTTTGTAAAACCCGGGGTTTAGCAAATTCAAGGCAGAATTATTCACAGCCCATTTCACTGCATTAGCCGGGAATTGAACAAAGGTGAAAGCAGTGTGCCCCAATGCCTTCACAGCCCAATTATCTGACTTCTTAAGTTCTGCAATGGCTTGCATGCTTTTACCGAGTTTGCTTCTCATAAGCTGCTCATCTGTAAATAACTTCACTCTTTCCAAAACTTCAGGAGTCGGACTCCCCACCAGTTCCGTGATCCTTGCTTCCAACTCCTTCCCCTTTAGGCCTTCACTCTTAGCTTGCCTTAGTGCCTGATTTCTTATTTCAGAAGCGTACCAAAGCCTTTCCGTAAACTTATCCCCGGCCTGGAGTACACGCCCGGGCAAACGAATGACTTCACCCTTGATGCCTCCAATATGTTTCTGGAAGCTTTCGCCTTTCACTAAAGGATCTTTACCAGTAGCAAGTACCTTCAAACCTTCAACAACCCCATGATAAAGACCAGAAGGCAGTGAGCTTGCATCATTTAGAACCTCCCTGAAAAACACCTCTCGCTTCCGTCCTCCTAAAATAGAAGCAGGTACTTCAATAGCAGCGGTCAATGCCTTTACGGGTACATTCCATAGCTTCGTAGCAAGGTTACTCAGGACGTTTACACCCCAAGATTCGGGATTCGAAAGAAGCCCCATCCTTCGCATCTCCGCCATCTTATCAATCCAACCAGATTTATAAGTATCCTTGAGAGCTTTGTTTGCACCCATCTTATCCATTTCCCCGGCCAAATGAATCACCTCTTCAGGCGTCATTTTACGATCGATGTCCTGTAAATTAAGCTTTCTCATATTCGTTTGGGTTGCCTTGAGCGTTCTTCCCGCCGATCCTTCAAGAATACGAGTGGATTTATAAACCTCCCCATGCCTTTGCCTCGCAAGATAGATCTCATCCAAGAGAACATCCCGTTCGATGGAAGTGAGCTCGCTTGCCCTTACCCGAAATTCATTCACTTTATCCCGAAGAACTGTACTTGCTTTCATGAGCATCTCTTGAGCCTTGGCTATAATAGCAGCATTCTCTTTAGAAGCTTCTGCCGCCCTTTTAAGCGTGGATACATCCCAATCCATATCCTCAGCAGCTTTCTTTAAACTCTCAAGCGTAACTGTTTCACGGAACTTCTCAAATTCAGCAGTCTTTGAAAACTCCTTTGCTTCATTCAAAATAAGCTTCTTCATCTCCACACCAACGTCCAGCTTCTTCAAACTCTTTGGAGGTTCTACCCCTTTAGCTGAAGACATACGGGAAGAAAGGATTTTATCAACCTTATTTAGAACATCTACACGCTCCATTGTGCTTCCTCTGTAAGGATCAACGGCCACGGGCTCAATCACTTTTCCACCTAGAATCTGTTCATGCACAAGATTATAAACCTGCACCTCCTTTGTCTTGGTAGGAATAGTGCCTTCGAGTAAATGCTTTTCCACAGCATTGAATACCCCCCTAGACCTGAGGTCATCCGGGACCCACTCAGGGAATGAAGAGGAAATTCCAGTAGTGCCTTCCTCTGTCACAATTCGCTCACCTCTCTTCGAATTCTGAAGTTCTTCAAAAACTTCCATACCACGCTTAGAGTCAAAAAGTTCTTCCGGAATAGGTGCTACCTGTTTGTCATTCTTTTTACCTGTGCTTTTATTAGGTTTAACCACAGGCTCTTTGGTAGTCCCACTCATCATTTCTTTCACCACAACAGCATCCTCACTCTTAAGAACCTTATTTACCCGGGTAAAATCTCCTTTCTTAATATCCTTCTCTACTTGTTTCATAAACTTCCCGGCACTCTCCTGCCACGCAGGATCCTTCATCTGTAATGCAAGCTCTTCAGGAGTTTTTGGAGCCTTGCCCTTAAGCGCTCTCGATCCAACCCCGAAAGCAAGTATGAAAGGGAGCGCATTCAACCCCTCGTGGAGCAGGGCCTTCGCCTCAGGATGACTGTCTGTGAAACTCTTCACCGCAGGGACGGTCAAAGCCAGAGACTCAAGCCCATCCACTAACGGTTGCACCTTCGCTTGATAAGCATTTGCTACTTCCGGCTGCGCGAACACCGCATTAAATGCAGCCCCAACGGGAGTAATAGACCCATACGTTAACCCCGCCCTCGCTGTGGGCTCCACAATCTTCCCCTCACCATACCCCTTTATCGCCTCTCCTAGCGCTGTAAAAGGCGTGGACACCACCCCGGTCACTCCCCGCACACCCCCACCCCGCGAGTCCCACTTTTGAAACAACTCCTCAGGGCCGGAAAGACCCCCTTCCTTTTCCTTCTCTTCTTTTGCCTGGTCGTAATCCTGAGCAATTTCTTCCCCCTTCCCCGCCAAAAAAGTTCCGATAGAACTTAAAAAATCACCAGCCGCACCGGCCGCCTTAGGATGCCTTTGAAGAATTTGAACAAGATTGACCCCAGGGATTGTGGCGCCCAACGCCCCCAAAACACTAAACTTTTCTTTCTTTTCTTCCTTCTCGCCCCCTAAACTATTCAAAAGCTTTTTTGTTCCTTCTGATAAATTCCCGGCCTCGGCAGCCCTGCTCAAGAAACCAGCGCTACTTTCCTCCAACTGGAGTGAGTTTAAAAGCTTCTTCGTCCCAGGTGTTACATCAGGAGAGGAGCTTACTTTCTCTACAGCTTTGGTCAAAAAGTCCGGAGCTTCGAATACACTATCTGCAAAATTATCATCCAAGGTATTAAGAACCTTTTTTGTCTGATCTGAAGTTTTATCAACAAGATTCTTCGCTGTCCCCGAAGAATCTTGATAAACCTTCTTGATGCGATCTATAAACCCCATAATAAAATTAGGCTATAAACTTTTACTTTTTCTTTTTATTCTTATCAACAAACTCTTTAAGATTCTTTTGCCAATCTCCTTTCTCACTACTTGGCATTGCAGCGTCCCATTCATCCTCTTCCTCCTCTTCACCCCCTGAGCTCTTTGCTTTAGGTGCATTAACCGTCGTCAAATATTTCTTCACCTGAGGGTTTTGCTGAATAGCTTGCATAATCTGGTACTGGATGTACCCCAGATCGTACCCCTTGGTAGCCAAATCCTGAGCATCTTTAATCACCTTCTCAAATGCTGCTGAAGGGGTAACGCCCGCCGCGTAAACAGTGTTCATTGCTTCCTGGATAATACCGTCCACGGCTGATTTCTTTTTAGTAAGTTCTTCCTTCGCAGCCTTCTCTTCGGCCACCTTCGTTTCCAGGTTCAATCGGAGCTGCTCCTCAATCTTCGCAATCTCCGCATCATTAAGCCCTGATTTGAGCCTAAGCTCCTCAACGGCTGAGTCCACGGCGGTGGTAGCATCCGCAACCATAGCCTCATACTCTTTCTCTGAAAGATTCATCTGTGCTGATTTCCCGCTCATTAGGGCCTCGTAAGTGCTCGAAAGATCGCTAAGCTGCTCCGTGAGCCCACTACGCTCTTTCGCCTCTATACGACGCTTCTGTGCCTCAGTGAGCCCAACGTCTTGGTGACGCTCTGTGACATCCTCTGAAAGAAGATCGAGTGACTTGGTAACGTCCGCAATGTTCTCCTCTATGGAAGAAATGTTTGGATTGTAAAAAGTCTGAAGAGAACTCTCCGGACCAAAAAGTTTATCAAAAGCAGACTGCCTGAGGTTCCCCACCGAGGAAGTTTCCTTGCCATATTGACTAATGAGACTCTGTTGAGTCTGCTTCAAGTCTGCAAGTTGTTCTTCCGGAGTTTTAGGGGCCGGGGTTTTAAGTTCCGTACCGGGAGGGACAATGTCCCCCTGAGGCGCTTCCCCTTGCTTTTTTTGTTTAACCTGCTCCGCGCGGAGTTTCATCGAATCCGCTATCTGCTTATCTCGATATTCTCTAATTGTCATCCCGTCTATAAGTGTAACCTCCGGCTTCTTAGGTAAGTTTGGCATATTATGAAGATGCTAAATTAGTTGGATCTAAATTGGGATTTGCAGGGAGATTACCGAATTCCACATACTCCACTCCCGGGCCACTATACGACTGATTGAACTCCTTTTTAAAGTCTTTCATAATCTCATCATAGAGCAACTTGAAGTGAGTAGAAAGTCCCCCTTGCGCTGAAAACTCTTCCCTCTTTCTCCAAAGAGCCTGAAGTACATAATACCCCAGCGCATCTATAAGATCGGGATAGTTCACCGCATAATCGGGGAGAGTCCCAATCTTGTAGGCAAGGGTAGAGCCCGTAGTACCCTGGAACGTGCGCTCTAACGTAATGTGGGTCGTATCCGTAAATGCAGAAATCTTATACCACTGGCCGTCAACGTCCCCACGTAAATACCTTCCCACATGCGTAGCGGCAAAGGTTGTCCCGGAGCCGACAACAGCAGCGCTGGCATTGGTAAGTGTAATCGTCCCCGTCGTGTAATCCGAAAAATGAGCGTCCGCGTAGTCCTGAGGATTGGCGATATAGTTATACGTAATCGTATTGCTTGAAGAAGAAGGCGTGGGCCACAGAAAAAGCTTGTTACGAATAATCGTATAGTAAAGCGGAATATCCGAAAGACTGTCTGCCGCATCCGCGTTGAGCCTATCCCATTGTGACCTACTCTCAATTGGGCGAGGAAAATATTCAACACCTCCTACCGTAACGCTTGGCGCTCCGGCCAAAGCTCTGAAATCAATGGGAAGATCGTAACTCTGCGTGGAAGCAGTGGTGGTTGTTGTGGTTGTTTTCTCACTGAATCTCCATTTCGTATACCCCCGGATCTTCCGAAGCCCTTGATTGACTAAACGATAAATCTGTGTCTGGATCCCACTGGAAGTATCATTAAACTCACTCTGTATAAAGGCGACAATTTCTGCAAGAGTTCGCATAGACGTGGTTTATAAAACAAGTATAGCTCTCTATCAAGAAAATTCAACAAGTAGACCATAAACTTTCCAATCTGCATTATAGGTATCGGCTGCATCTCCAGCCGTTCTTGTGATCTTGAAGCCAATAATATCAAAGGGATTAAGTTGGAGGAGCCCATCGTAAGCCGATTTAGGCACATCAATATAATCAAGAACATTGTCTGTAGCCCCCGTAGCGTATGCCGCGATCGTGGAGGCATCGGTGACATTCGCTACGCCTTCACGAGCCCTTTCGGTAGCAAACGTGAGATAAAGATTGCTGTTATTATTTTGATTAAAATAAACCACTTGTATTTTAGAAATGCTCCTTTTCGTCGAAGGAACCATGAAGGACAAAGTGCTTACCCCCGTAGCGGCATCCGTAAAAACCATCACAGCATGATTTGAAAGTTGTGCTATAGCGGCATTGGCATCTGTTTCCTCAAACTCAATCGCCGGGATAAAAAGATACCGCTCATAATCAGTCAAATTACGAACACTTATCTTTTTCCCACCTAACGGCGTTCCATCATGATTATGGTTATCTGGGATCATTTTTAGTATATGTAAATGCCTGTGATTTCCGGACCTTGTGTGGAGCTCGTACTGGCCGTGAACTCAAATCTGAATTGAATCTTTTTCACTCTTTGATAAATCCCATAAAGGAGATCGTTCTGATTATTATTTCCCGCAGTATCATTATCAATAGTGCCCAACGTCGTAAAATTAGTTGTATCGTCATTTGGATCTATATCTTCATCGGCCCTGTATTTCACAACCACTTTATTCGTTGCCTGGGTGGTATTCATATCTTTGGCAAATTCAAATCGCACGCCTTTCAAAAGTTTACCAAACACGCCCCCAACCGTATATGCCTCCGTAAGAAGGTAAGAAGAGCTTGGATTGCGTAATGTGTAGCTTATAAGATCGATGCCTGAACTGGCACTTGACTCAAAAGAAGAATAAAGAATCTGCTTATCGTTACTTGATCCAAAGGTTTTAAGCGCACCGCATTCCACTAAAGAAGTCGGAGTGCTCCCCACGCTACCTTCAAAAGCGAACATCAAAAGTTTTGCAAAAGCCTCACTATGAGAACCCCACGACCAAATACCAGACCTAAAAACACTAAGCGCCTGGCTACTTGGGCATGCCGTACCAAAGAGCATTTGATTATTGAATAAACAAACAGCGCCCGGGCGCACTTTTACCTTATCATTAGTGAGTCCATCAAAGAATTTAGGCAACTGGAAAGCAACTTTAAATTCACTTCCCGTGAAGTAGTACACCTGAGCCCCAACAAACGCATAAAGAGTATTGTCGAAATTAAATAGAGCAGACGCTCCGGGCTTTGGAACTTCAATAATCTGTTCAGGAAAATCTGAAACCCCATCCCAGAATGCTATCATTTCAGAAACGGTTTTATTCCCACTTACCGTTCCTAAACAAAGCCTATCATTCCAAACGGCCATCGACTGCACCTCATACCCAATAGCCAAGGTAAGTGCCGCAGACGTAAAGGTAGTTTCATCCGATTCAAGTTTCCCCACGTAACGACCACTCCCCACGTAAAGAGATCCTGCGAATACTTCCATTGGGTAATAATCTCCACTACTCCCCCCGGCAGCTAAATTCTTAAAAGAATCCGTATAATTTCCCCCTACCGTTGGATCACCCGTGAGCTTCCCAAGTCGCCCGGAAGTTGACCACGTATAGTAAAGAGACGTTTGAAAGGCTTTGATGAAATTCCCTGCGCCACCGGAGGCGTTAGTATGCACCGAAGTCCATACATTGGACACACGATAAAACAATTCCCCCGTGTCATCATACGCAAAAAGAGCGGCCGAAATACTCGCGTTCCCATCATAAGCGTCAAAACAAGTAACAAGATCGGTGATAGCACTATCGTCATCGTTCGTCATTTTGTTATTCACACGAAGCACCCCAGGGGTTGTATGAGGGTCCAAGCAGTACATCGAAGAAAACCCAACCGTTTTAGTTTGATCCGGGTTTACCCCCGCTGAAAAATCAAGAATTGGAATCGTAGATGCTGGCATTTTTTTGTAATTAAGACCAAACAATTTCCACAGAAACAACGTCAAAGGCTAAACTAGTAGTATCAGCCGCATCGTCTGCACCTCTACGTATTTGTATACCAATGGTGTCACCAGCAACGATACTGCTTAAACCATTATAAGCCGCTGCAGGTACGGTGATAGTGCCAATATAATCGACAGTACCTACACTTGCATACGTTGTAAGAACATCTGTGGTGTCGTCCTGTCTAGCCGCACCCGCTTTATTATGATCAACATAAAAACGAAGATACCAATTTAAAACAGAAGCCGTGGTGTCTAGATATCTTACTGTAATAGAGCTGATCCCCGTCTTACCCGTAGGTACAACGGCCACACAAAATAAATCGGTAGCAGCCGCATCTTGCATTCTAAAAACAACTGCCCGGCCACTACTAGTAAGCCCGGTTGCACTCGAGGAGAAAAAACCCCCAGGTAAAAGAACAGCGTCACTACTCCCGCTTGAAGGCGTCGCCCAAGTTCCATCACCTCTCCAAAACGTAGAAGAGGACGCGCTTGTACCCGAGTTTAAATTCCCTACCGCGAGGTTTCCTGTGACACCGTTAGAGAGATCTATCTGTGCCCACGCCGGGTTGTTGTCTGTCCCCGTGTTGGATAAATATCGCGTCGCAGAGGCGTTTTTAGCAAGTTTCGCCAAGGTGGTGGCGCCTGATGCGTAAAGCAAATCACCTTGCGTGTAAGAGCTCAAATTCGTACCACCATCAGCCACGGCAACATCCGTACCACCTGGATTATAGTAATCCGTCCCGGCGACTGCGGTGGCCGGGGTGCTCACCCCCGCCGCAACAGTATGCTTCAAAAGTCCCGTTGTAAGGGCTCCAAGGTTCACTTCAGCGCTCAAATCAGCATGAGCCTCAGCAACAATGTATTTAGCCGCCGCTGGGGCCCCGGAAGTTCCTCCGGAGACCAAAAGACGACCCGTGGCGGGATCAACATAAATCTCCACCGGAGTAACCCCATCTACTGAGGACACCCCCATAAGGGTCGTTACCCTATTGTTATCGCGTTTCGCTTCTGCCATATTTAAGCGTTAGAAACTAAAAGTCTTTTTGTGGTTGGATCCACATGATAAGGAAGCGGAGTAGTGCCATCCGCCGAAGACACGCCTCTACCCACGGGAACCCTATTGGAGTCCCTTTTGATCTTCGTGCCTACCACTGGAGTAAGACCATCTGAAGCCCCGCTTACCAAAACTGCATGACTCACCGGATTCACATAAACCGGAGTAGGTGTAACGCCATCTACATTAGAAACCCCAAGCAGCACCGTAACTCTATTTTGATCCCTTTTTGCGTCTGTCATCCAAAAGTTTCTTAGTGGATAAAATATCTTCCCAAGCAGAGGCAATTCTCTTATTCTCTTTCTTCAGATCACTAAGTCCTTCTTCATACTTAGTTTTTGCTAATCCCATCTCTTCTTTCGCCTTAATTGCTTGCTCCTTTTCTTCAACTAACACTTTACACTCCTCTTCTAACTTTGTCGAAAGTTCAACCTGTTTTTTCCTTAAAGAAGCTAAAACTTTTGAAGCTTCGACCTTTAGGTCAGCGGCAAAAGCGCGGTCCTCCGTGGCCTGTTTTTTGAACAAAGTAGCTGTCTCAAGATTATCTACGGCAGCTTCAATATCTAAATTCAGTCTTTTCTCTTTAGCCTGTAGTCTAAACTCCCAAGCCACCAACCCTTTCTCTCTAGTAGAAACATCTTCCTCCCAACGCACGAGTTCTTTTTCCTTTTTAGGTAAAGACTCCATAAGTTCCTTGTTCTCTCTTAAAAACTTATCTCTCTTCACCTGAGCCACCTTCACTTCCTCCTCAAAGAAAGCTGCCTCTCTCCTGGCAGCTTTCTTGTAATCGTCTGATACTGTTGAAAGTTTTGTACTTAAATCGTTTAGCTCTTTCCTCCCTTCTTCAATTTTCTCGTCCATACCACCTAAGGTTTTTTCCCTTAAGGCTATCTCTTTGTCTAAATAAAGAAGATAGGATTCATCGCCCATTATTCAGATTTAGGTTGTCGGCCACGTCTTCGAGGTACTGGATTTACCTGAGTGTCCTCAGAAGGGGCAGCAGCATAAACGGGCGTTTCTTCTTCAGGTTTTTCTTCCACTTCCAGTTCTCCATCGTCAAAGCCACCTTCAGGAACCTCCATCTCACCAACCGGAGCAATTTCCGCTTCTTCTACCACTTCCTCCGCTTTCGCAGCAGCTTCTTTTGGGAACATATCTTTAAGATCCATAACCTCATAAGCCTCATCAGCTTCGGGCGCTTCCATCTCAATGGTGTCCCCGGCCATGGCCACCGGAGGAGTGATATTTAAGAGAGCACTTGCCATCATTTGAAGTTCTTTAGTACCAATACCACGAGGGATCCTCTTTCCTTCTGCGTTGATCTTATCAACAAACCCCTTATCCACATGAATGAAAATAAACGTAGCCAAGTGTTTTGCTAAATGCTTGGCAAGAAAAGCAGGGTGATGAGTAATGGAATGAGGAGGAAGGGTGTAGGGCACGCCATTCCAAGGGTGTGTAAATGCCTTATTGAGCGGATTAAACACCGTCATATCCTGAAGTGTCTCCGCCTCTAGTGCTTCAACAGGTCGTGACGTGTCGTGGTCGTAGTAATTTTTCATAAAGTTTGATAGGTGATAAAAACTTCCAGACCCCCTCTTCCCTAAGGAAGAGAAGGCTGTGGAAATACTCATCAAGTGAGATAAGCATTGTTCGCAACATGTGGATAGTTAAGCCATACAGTAGCCACATTTGAAGTATCTGCCGTCATGGTGTATTCACCAATCACCAGATCCCCAGCGACACCAGCGTCATCAACACGACCAGCGGTCCCGTCAATATACACTCCGGCATCAGCAGCAACGGTATCAGTCTTGGCTATGGTATTCACTCCATAGCGTTGATACCATCCATATTCCGTAGTCGCATCAATGGCAGCCATAGCAATCGCTACAGGTCCCACTTCATCAGCAACTAAACGAGTGGTCGCATAGTTCTCATCGAAAACTACGTGATCCCCCGCAACGGTTGATCCAACTCCCTTAAGGTACACATACTCATTCCCACTGGTATCCCAGCCGCGTGTCCCAAGTGGATGCACTTGAGAAGCATCAACGACTGAGGTATCAGAATTGAATAGCTGTGTTGGTCCTGTTAGTTGAGCCATAAATTCTTATGGGTTAGAAATTAAAATTAGTCATTGTCAGGAGCAGTAATAGCAATTGTAGTTGCGGCAATTGTTTCAGCGAGCCAAGCGGTTGCTGAGATTTGCGTACAACGTACTGTCGTATTAGCTGCCACATCAAGCTGATTGGTTCCGTCGGAGTCAACCTGGTTGATGGTGTTGTTCGAGCTGGCCGGCGTGAGAAGTTCGTAACCGTTAGTAGTAACTGTCAGGAAAACCTCTTGGCCAATGGTTGTTGATGAGATCACAGGTAAGGTAATCGCATCGGTTGCCGCTCCGGAAGTAACCGTAATGAACGTCCTGAAAGCCGTCGGGGTCGTGATGGCTCCGGTGGTAAGACCGTCAGCCGTAGCTGTTCGAGCCTCACTACCGACAAGCGCAGAAACGTATACGAGTCCCCATTCGGGAGCCGTCGCGGCGCTGTTCATACGAAGTACCTGGTAAGCAGTTCCTTTTGCCAAGCGTGACGTCACCGTAGCAGAAGTCTTGTAGAACATATCCCCGGCGGCGTCAGAGCCTAAGGTCAGGTCTACCACGGTAATCACTCCATTTGAAATCGTTGCGTCACCACTCAAGGACACCCATTCAGGTGCCGTGGCCCCGCTATTCATTTGGAGATATTGCCCGGCCGTACCTTTCGCAAGACGAGCCGTCACCGTAGCAGAAGTCTTGTAGAACATGTCCCCGGCCGCATCGGATCCTAAAGTAAGATCCACCACAGTAATTGCACCATTGGAAGCAAGCGTGGCGTCCCCAGAAAGAGCAACAGAAACTAAAGTAGTTCCGTTACCAACCAAGATCTGCCCACTTGTTTTAGCTACCAAAGCAACCCCCACACCGGAAGAATTACCTACAAGGAGATTCCCTTCAGCAAGTGAGATCTCTGAGGCGATAATTTCACCAAGAGACTGCCATGTGGCTGAGACCACTGTACCAGTGTTTTGGTAAAGCTTTCCATTGGTCGTATCAATAGCAAGAGCCCCCGTGGGCATACTACTTTCCGTTGGCGTTCCAGCTTTAAGCCCAACGTCCCATCCGGCTTGTTTCATCCAGGGGATGTAGTTTGACAATTGTTTTAGTCCAGTCATGTCAATTTGGGTTAAAGATTAAACGCCCGTAATTCCTCGAAGCCCTCCGCTTCGATTGGGGTTACGGTTG